ATTTAGAGCATTTCCCGCAGGTCGTGCGCCGGCGGACGGGTGCCACCGCGTTCAGGGTTGCCTGCCGCCGTTTGCAGCCTCCGCAGCCTTGCTGCTGGAGCCGCCGCGCGGGCGTCCACGAGAGGAGCCACGCTAGGGCGTCGCCAAGCCCGCGTACGCCGTTCCGATGCTCGCACTGGGCGCAGATGCCCGGCGACGGGCGGGCGCCGTAGACGGGCAGGGCGAGCCTGTTGCGGCACTCCCCGCCGACCATGTAGCGGCACTCATGCATAGTCGGGTGGCCCGAATCCGCTGGACGCTTGGTTGTAGCAGCAGTCGGCGACGTTCTCGAAGTTGAACCACGGCTGCGCGCCCTTGATGAGGTTGCCGCCGCAGTCCGTCCAGCTGCCGATGATGCCGCCCATCGCAAGGTAATCCTCGCAGAGGTCAGGCGTGTCGATCCACTCGTCACCGAGCACCAGACTGAACGGACCCTGCGGCAGCGTCGTGTTGCCGTTCGTGCCATCGCACCCGCCGCAGCCGTCCTGCGTGCATCCCCAGCCCGCCTCGGTCATCTGCTGGGTCAGGATGAGATTCGGCGCGAGGTATGGCGAGCGCCATGTGTAGCAGGCTCCGCTCACGCGCAGGCCGTACCGACTCGTCGGCTCCTCGCCGATCTCAAGGCCGATGATGCAGTCATCGACATCGATCTCGTCCATCAGCTCGATGTTCTGGATCGGGAATCCGCAAATGCGGATGACGTGCTCCCAAGCGCACTGGCCCGACTCGGGATCGCAGATTGGAACCACCGACAGGCAAGCGTTGGTGGTCTTGGTGCCGCTGTATGTCTCAGTGATGCTCAGAGTCACCGGCGGCGTCTGGGCGCAGCATCGCGCCGTGCGGGTGATGATGATGCTGTAGGAGACGTTGATGGTGCCGCTGGCGAGGTAGCAGCAGCCGCCCCCCTCGGCCGCTTGCCGAGTTAATGCCGACCAGATGCCCTGCGTGAGCGTCAGCGACACCGAATAATCGGTGCGGTTCGCTTCCTCGTAGTCCAGGCAGATGCTTTCGCAAACCGTGCCGACATCGTTCTTTTCCCACGAAATCTGGCCTTGGATGTTCAAGACCGTGTACGACGTGCCGAAGTCGCAGCCGGTGCAATCGTCGCAGCTCGGCGGCGCGCCGCAGCAGCAGATGCGGTGCAGCCCGCTCACGGATCCGCCTTGACGTAGGACGGCGGGACGAGGTACCAGCCCTCGGGGATGCGGATGGCGTTCTGCGACAGCGTCCAGACGCCATCGACGCGGTGGTACACGCGCACGTCAGCCCGAGGGCCGATCCTCATCGGGCTTTCCTCCGGCACGAAGACTGTCCTGCTCGCGCATCCACTGGCGAATGCGTTTGCCGCCACGATCCAAAGTGCCCCGGTCAGGATCAGCATCGACCGCACGGCTGCCAGCTTCCATGCGACGGTCAAGCCACCCGATGAGAGCGAGGGCGATTTGAGCGACGATCCGCTCAAGCATTCTTCTCCGCGTCCTTCGCGAAGATCAAGCCGACGCCGGCGATCACGGCGGCGGCGGCGGTTCCCCAGTCGGCGACGGTCGCGGGGTCGGAGTCGAACATGGCGGTGAGCAGCGAGCCCACGGCGGTGAGGATCGCGGCGATGCCGAGAACGGTGGTGTTACGGTCTCTCACGGTGGTGCCTTTCAAGTTCGGAGATGCGGTGCTCAAAGTTCGCCATGCTCGCGCGGAGCTCGGCGAGCATGACCTCGACGCGGGTGATCTTGCCGACGACGATCATGGTCGTCGAGACGACGGCGGCGATGATCCCGATGGCGGCGGCGAGAACGTCGACCGTCATGGCGTCACCACTGGAAGTGTGCTTGGAACGCGGTCGCGGTGGTGGTGGTCGACCTCACCCACGTCGTCGACGGGTTGAGATCGTATCGAACCGGCGAGACGATGCCGCCGGCGGGAACCTTGAAGGTGCGGGTTGCGGTCTTCTCGGCAGTGGCGGCGGTAGCGTCTTCCGCGTTGCAGACGAACTCAAACGCCTGAGATTCGTTGTAGAACGCGACGCTCACGGTGCCGCTAATCTTGTTGTCGAGCTGGAGCCAGGCTCCGGTATTGGCGTTTCCGCTCACGGTGACGGCCTTATGCGGCATGGAATCCTCCTACGCGATCTTGATCGCGACGATGTTGGTGCAGTACGGGGCGCTCTGCGACGGCGTCGCAGCGCGGATCTGGGTGACGCTGCCACCGACGGTGGTGGCGGCTTCGAGCGAGATGTTCGTGGTGGCGGTGAGCTGCACGATGGTGGTCATGTTGATCGACAGCGCCGCGGTTGCGCGCGTGATCGCGCTCGCGGCCGAGCCGTAGACGGTGCCGAGCAGGGGCTCGACAATTCGGATGTCGACGGTCGGCGTGCCGCTGGTCGAGTAGGCGACGACGTTTCCCGAAACGAGCCAGTCGCCGGCGCCCAGGCTGATCGTCTTGACGGTGTACCACGTCGTGGCGTTCGCGAGCGTGATGTTCGACGCGATCACGTCTGCGGTGGAGGTGAGCGGCCAGGAATCGATATCGACGATGATCGCCGGCGCCGTCGTGATCGACAGCGACTGAACCGTGGGGGTGACGGTGAGCGACTGCACGGTCGGCGTGACGGTCACGTCAGGCACGGGTGACCTCCGGCGTGACGTAGAACGAGCCCTCAAGGATTCGCGTCACGATGCCCGTGCTAGTCTCCTCATACTCGATGTCGTAGACGCCAGACATCGGCGCGGGGAAGTCATCGGTGACGGTCGCCGCGATCACCGGGATGATGTGCGAATGCCCGCCGCCGTGCGTGAGCGTGATGCCGCTCGCGTTGGTCAGCGAGAACACTGTCGAAGTCGCCGCGTGCGACGTGCGCCCTTGCATTCGGACGGTGTAGCCGGTGGTGAGGTTGATGCTCTGCACCTGAAGGTCGAACGTGAACGTCGCGCCTTGCTCGATGGTGATGTCGTATCTCGCAGCCATTAGGTGCACACTCCATCAATTGCTTGCGTGTTCACGATGAGCCAGATGATAGAACCATCGGCGCTGCGGTGCGGCACACACCACACCCAAGTGTTGGTCGGAATCTGCACGGCGATGAACCCAGTGCCGCTCAGATTAGTCTTGGCCACGCCGTACGAATACGTTCCGCTGGCGGAACTGCTGCCGTTGGTCAGCTCGCTGACGCTCAGCGCGTCGTAACTCGGCCCGTTGACGCTCAGCGACGGGACGTACGACGCGCCCGAGTTGCCCACGACGGCCTCGCGGACGGTGTAGAGCCACCGCTTATCTTGGCCGGCGATGGCCGTGGCGGCGGTCACCCGCATCAGCTTGCCGTGCACCGGGTTGATGGCGGGCAGCCGGCGCGCGCGGTCGGCGTCGGTCAGGTTCTGCTGTGCTGCTGCGATCCAATCTCTCATGTCCACCATCCGTTCTCGGTGATGGTCTGGAGCTGCGTGTCGGCCGCATAGATGAGATTGAAGTTCACCGAGGTGCGCGGCATCCGCTTCCACTTCACCTCAGCGGGGCCGAGCGATGCGTTCAGCTTCGGGTTGCCGTCCTCGGCAAACGTCGGCACCTGTTCGTGGTGGTACCAGCGGTCAAACAGGAACTCGAAGGTAACCTCGTAGTACTCCATCGCGCCAGTCTTCGCGACGCTAACGCCCTCGCAGATCAGCGATCCAGCGGCGCAGCCGGCGAACGCGCTGCTGTTGATCGCACCCATGTAGGCCGTAAGCGTCGCAGCCGCCGTATCCATCGGCGTCGCGCTCGCGTCCTGCATGAACCTCATGCGGATGGCGACCTGCCCGACGGGCTGATCGGTGCCTTGGAATCCGCCTGCGATGGCGGTGCCGCCGATGTCTGCCGAAGCATCCGATCCCGCCGGCGGGCTGGTGCTCCACCCAGTGCGGTAGATCTTGCTCATGCGCGTGCGCGCGACGTACTCGACGCTCGACGGCAGCGCGTACAGCATCGTGCTCGTGCTGGTCGGGTCGGTGACGTACATGGTCGACCACCGCATCCGCGCGATCACGGCCTGCTGGTTCTGCGCGTAGGTCAGCGTATGGCCCCGGTAGCGCGCGAACTGCTGCCACGACATTCCGGAGGGGATGCTGCCAGGCGCCGCAAAGACCTGATCGCGAACAGGCAGCACCTTCTCCGTGATCATCAACTCCTCTTCGGACGTGATGTTGATGTACTGCGCACCCGTCTTCTTGCGGATGATGCGCGTCGCCTCGATGGTCGACTCCTCGCCGAGCTCACCGATCTTGGTGGTGTACTCGGTGGTGTCGTAGGTGAATGTAGTCGTATCGGGCATTAGCGCATTGCTCCAAAGATCTTCTCGACGATGACCGAGTTTCGGACGGCAGCGTCCGCGAGCATCGACAGCGGACGATCCCATCCCGCCCATCCCTCGGACTCATTGATGATGTTCTGCTGCCGCATCTCCTCATTCAGCATCTTGGCGCGCGGTTCGGACGCCGTCGAGAGCTGCGCCTCAAGCGATGCTTGGTCTAGGTTCTTGCCGCCGACGATTGCGCCCACGAACGCCGCGGCCTGCGACGAGAACTCGTCAAGGCGCTGCATGATGTCGGGAATCAATCCCGGGTCGGCGCTCGTTCCCATGCCACCGTAGAACGCCTGCGCCATCGAGGGGTTCTGCATCGTCTGCGCCTGCTTTTCCATCTCGGCCAGGCGCTTGAGGATGATGCTGTTCGCAGCGAAGGTCTGCGCGCCCGTTTCGTTGAACGCCTTGAACGCCTCGCTGGCGCCCTTGGTCTGCGCAGCGAACTGCTCCATGAACTTGTTCGCCGCGAGGAACGGCGCAGCGGCAAGGCCGACGCCCAGGCCGCCCATGCCGAGGCCGCCAACCATGCCGCCGAGCGGGCCAGCGCCGAGCGCCCCCATCGTCGGCATCAGCGCCTGCCGCGCCTTCGCCATCCGTTCGCTACTTGCCTTCACCTCTCGCTCCACCTTGCGCAGCGCCGGCGCCACCTGCTCGGTCTGCACCACGACGGGAATGTTGAGTTGCGGGATCGCGCTCATGCCGACTTCCTCCGGATGTCGAGGATGGCGCGCCCGACTGCGCGGTTCATGTGCATCCTCATGCCGTTGCGTCCGACCATGCCCGCCTTGTACAGGTAGTGCCGGGCGTACTGGGACTGGAACGTGCCCTTGCGCCCACGGATTCCGCGTCGCCAGCCGCGCCCGCCGCCGGCGCTGCCGCCCTCGGACAGCGTGCGCTTCCGCTCCTTGATGGTGCGGACGTGCGGCTTGCCGTTGCGGTAGACGGTGATCTTGCGGGTCGCGACCTCGCCCGCGTCGATGCGGATGTTGCGCTGGATCTCCTTGACGCGCTCGCCGTTGCCGCTGACGCCCTTCGGCCAGGCGTGCCAGCCGACTTCCATAAAGTGCGACTTCCAGCCTACGAACGGCGACTTGCGCCCGAGCCGCGCGGCAGGCGGCGTCTTGACGCGCTCGGCCTTGACGCCGACGGCGGCCCAGACGGCGCGCTTGTAGGTCTTGACCTTGACCGTGAGCTGCTTCTTGGTGCGCTCGGCGTTCTTCCAAGCGAACCGACGCGCGGCCTTGACCACCTCGCGGCCCCACGGTCGAAGCGCGTCCTTGGCGATCCTCTTGCGCAGCGCGGGCTCAAACTTCTGGAGCGCCAGCGTAAGCGCCTTCACGCTCTTCTGGTCAATGGTTGCGGTGACGTAGCCCGCCCCGCGCGCCGTCGTGGTGCCCGGCGCGCTCCTTAAGTTGGCGCTGGATGCTGCGCCAGTCGGGTATCTCAAGCGACGCATTGATGACTCCAGCGGGGATGCGGTCTAGATCCGTGCTCAGGTGTTCCAAGGCGCAGCGGAGCACGACGCGCTGCGCCTTGGTCAGTCCCGGCCTTCCTCGTAGAGGAGCTCGATCTCGCGGCCCAGTTCCGCAACGTACGGCGCGTAGCTCGCGAGCACCTCGGCGACCGAGCCGAACACGCGCTGGCCGTCCTGCTGGAGGTGGTTGTAGACGAACCACGCATACAGGTGCTGCGGGTTGTCCTTGCCGACCTGCAACGCTTCGAGCAGGTCGAGCGCGGACGGGCGGCGCAGTTCTGCCTCGACGCCCTTGAAGGTGATGCGCTTCGGCGTGCACGCGAAGATGTCTCGGATGCTGCTCATCCGATGGAAATCGCGCCGGTGAACTGGAGGGTGACGCTCGCGCGGACGGCGCTGCCGACCTGCGCGGTGACCTCGAAAGAGGTGACGGTGGCGTTGCCGGTGTAGGTCATGCCGGTCGCCAGTGTCAGAACGGTGGACGCGGCGGCCGAATTGCCGTTGATGTTCCCCTCAAGTGCCACGTGCGTGGTGTCCGCCTGGTCGTAGAAGATGTCCAGCGTCGCGGTGGCCGACTGAACGCCAGTCACGAACGACGAGTTGGTCGCACCGATGCCAGTCACGTCGAGAGCCGGGCGGCTCAGGCTGACGGTTGCGGTGCCCACGGCGCCGATGGTCGTGCCGCCGAACGAGATCGATGAAAGGGTCGAGGCAAGTGCCATGCGCTACTCCGTGTAGATGATTTCGATGTTGCAGACAAGCTCGGCGGGCTGGTTCTCGTCGCCGTCGGCGACGGTCGCGCCGTCGACAGTGTGCCCGAGCACGGTCACACAATCGAAGTCGTAGGTGTCGTAGGTGCCCGGGATCGCGCGGGCGATGATGCCCGGCAGGATGTCGAGCGCGCCCTGCGTGGTGTCGGCGATCACGCGCAGCTCCACCTGCACCTGCCGCAGCGGACTGGCGCCGATGCTCAGGCGCTCATCCTCGCCGCACTCGAAGGTGATCGCCGGCAGGACGGTGTCTTGCAAACGGAATCCGTGCGTGATGCGGCTGTCGGGGATGCTGTACGGCGACGCCGAGAGCGTCGTGCCTGTGGTCAGCATCGCGCGGACGGCGCTCTCGATGGTGGCCATTAGTTCACCTCCACGCACTGGATGACGGCGACGCGGTCGGCCTCATCGAGGTTTCGGATCGTCTGGATCTTGAGCGTGCGCCCGCGCACGGTGACGCGGTCGACCTCGGTGAGCCCCGCCTGCTGGACGGCCTGCCAGCGCGCGCGGAGCTCCACGCTGCGCACGACGGCGACGCCATCGCCGTAGGTCTGCTCGACGGCGGAATCCTCGCGCAGGTCGCAGCGGAACGTGCCTGCGTCCGTCCAGGTGGCGCTGCGCATTCCGAGCGCGTCGAGCGTGCTGCTCGGCGTCTGCCGCGTCGCCGTCCAGCGGAGTACGCCACCGGAGATCATCGGAGACGGCTCCCGGTGGACACCGAGTCAAGGATGTACTGCACCGACATCGGCACCGTGGTGAGCGAGATCGGCTGGAACGCCTCGGGGTTGTTGTACCACGCGCCGACCAGCGCGATCACGACGTGCACGATCTCGTTCGGCACCGCGCTGTAGCCGGCGTTGTAGTTCACCGAGATCGCGGTGCCCTCGTAGATGGCCGGCGCTTCGAGGAACCGGATGCGCACCATCGGGCCGTCGGTGCGGTCGATCCAGTAGTCGCTCGACGGCATCGTGGTGAGCGTGTTGGACGAGTCGTAGTAGGTGACGCTCGTCAGCGAGTTGAACGGATACGCCGGCAGCAGCGTGTTGGCGAATGACGCGAGGTACAGCGTCTTCGCCTGCGGCGTGAGCGTCAGCTCGGTCTTGCGCTCGACCAACGACATCGCCGCCTCGCGCAGGCGGATGAGATCGGAATCATCGTCCGCGTAGTCGATCTTGAGCGCCGACTTGATGGTTGAGAGTGGTACCGACATGGAAAGCGGCGCCGGGGGGCTTCCCCCCCGGGCCACCGGAGACAAGAAAGAAATCAGGTGGCGTTCGGCGCGTAGATGGCCGCGAAAGCCTCGGGCACCGTGATCTTGCTGTCGGTGCGCATCCAGACGTACAGCGTGGACTGGAGCGAGAGCGACGCCGAGTACGGGTCGAACATCGAGTTCATGCCGGTGCGGTCGAAGATCTCGAAGTAGTCCCAGTGTCCGGCGATGAACATGGCCGAACCACGCACGTCGGTGCCGGTCGAGGTCTGCGCGGCAGTGCTCGGCAGGTACTCGCTGATCGAGTACGGGACGCCGCAGATCAGGCCGGGCAGGGGGCCGGCGAGCGACTGCGGGTTGGCGGGCGCCTGCGACCAGATGTACTCGCTGTTCTGCTTGAGCTTGCGGATGGCGCGCAGGCCGGCATCGGAGACGAGGCAGCGGTACCGCGGGGAGTTGCGGTACTGCGGGCCGGGCGTGTGCACGCAGTCGATGACGTTGTCGGCGGTGATGTTGGCGACCGTCTGATCTTCGCTCAGGGCAACGCCCTGATTGATGATGTTGCCGGTGTTGGTGGTCGCCCATGCCGCGGACGTGGTGTCGGCGATGCCCTGCGGCTCGCTCGATCCGCTGCCGATGGTGAACTTCTGATCCTGAAGCTTCGCGAGCGCGATGGCGAGACGGTCGGCGACGTAGTTCAAGCCGCTGCCGACACCGCCGTTGCCGATGGCGTCATCGATGAACTCCTGCGACATCTTGGTTGCCGCGACGAACTTGTAGGGCGTGACGGAGATCGACTTGTACGCCGGATCGGACAGGCTGGCATCGGCGGCCTCGTCGACGAGGTAGGCCGTCGGCAGGGTGCTCTCGATGCGGATGGTGCGGTTCGAGTCGATGGTGCTGACCTTCGCGAGCTGGCGCAGGGTCGAAGCCTGATACAGGCGCTCGACGATGCGGCGCTCCATGTCGGTCGGCACCGGCGCGTTGGTGGTGCTTCCCTTGGTGAGCACGCGGAACTCGGGCGAGCCCGCCATGCCGGCGCGCAGCCAGCGGGCGGCGTACTCGGCGCTCTCGTCGCCACCGACGGCCTTCGGCGCGCGCGACTCAAGGGTCGGCTCGGCCTCAAGCTTCGCAAGGCGAGCCTCGGCGGCCCTGAGCTGAGCGCGCATCTCGATGGCGGTGAGATCCGCATCCATGCGGGCGAAGACCTGCTTCTCCTCGCCGGAGCCGCGGCTGTCGACGGACTGCGGCGCGAGGCCGGTGCGGGCCTCGTACGCCGCGAGGGACTTCCGGTACTGGTGCGTGATGTTCTGGAGCTCGTTGAGCTCGTTCTGGTCAGCGGACATGATCAGCCATCCTTCGGAAATGGAGTGCGAGCCGCAGATTCGCGGCGTCGATGTAGGCCGCGGAGACGCTCCGCAGGCTCGAACTGGTCTGGGGGTATGCGGCATCTTGGACGAGGCTGACCTCGACCAGCTGCGCTTTCTTGACGAGGCGCTGGCTGCGATCCTTGCTCCAGCTGTCCTCGACAACGTAGAAGCCGAACGACATCTCGCCGGTCAGGTCGCCGCGCTCCAAAAGCGTGCGCACGTCGTTGCCGAGCGTGGTCTCGGGCAGCGTCGCGCTGAACGCGAGGCCGTTGCGATCCGACTTGAGCTTGAGCGTGCCCGAGCGCGTGCGCGCAAGGGGCATCGACACGTCGTGGTTGTAGTAGAGCTTCACGTCGGCGCCGCTCGACAGCGTCTCGTTGAACGCGCCCGGCGCGATGCGCTCGACAAACCTGCGCCCGTTCTCGACGATCTCGCGGCTGTCCTGGCCGTAGACCGCGGCGTAGCCGGCGACGGTGCGTCCATCGATGCTCTGCTCGGTTGCGGTGATGTCGCGCCTAGAAATCATTGGGGCTCCCCGCGTTCTCGCTGGTGTCGGTGCCGAGGTTGGTCTGCCCGCCGCCGGTGCCCATGTTGAGCGCGATGATCGGCTCATCGAGGCCGGGCAGCGGTGCCATGTCGAGCTCCTCGCGGGCCTCGTTGCGCGTCATGAAGCCGGCCTCGACGGCGGTTCGGAGCGCCGCCATCGTCTCGGCCATGCCAGGACGGACGAGGTCATCGGTGTCAAACACGACCGAATCGAACGGCGTCGCGAGCTTTGTGATGATCTCGGCGCGCCAGCAGGTCAGCCACTGCGTCAGGCACGCATCGACGTACATACGGGAGAGCCATTCAAGAGTGCCGTACGACGGGCCGACGTTCTCGGAAAGGTAGGACGAGGGCACGCCGTAGATGCGCGAGACATCGCCGACGCTGTACTGCCGCGCGGCTTGCAGGCCCGCGTCATCGAGCGTCGAGCTGATCCGCTCGATGCGCATTCCCTCGGCGAGCACCAGCGGCTTGCCGGTGTTCGACGTGCCGGCGTGCTTCGCCTCGTAGTCAGCCATGATGCGCTGGCGTGCTTCGAGCGACAGCGGGCCCGGGTGCACCAGCGCGATCTTCGGATTGCCGGCGTTCGAGTACGCCTTGAGGGCCATGTCCTCTTGCGCTGCCATCAGCTGAAGCGAAGTGCGGCAGAGGCTCACGGGCGAATCGCCCCAAAGACCCGTGGTGCTCGGTGCCCTTAGGTGAAACACCTGCTCGGGCGCGAGATCGCCGTACGCGCGCGTGCGGTACACGGGGCGCGGGCCGGTGAGATCGAGCGAAACGCTGTCGGCTTCGAGCAGGATCAGTTCGAGCAGTTCCCCGCCGCGCGTGCGGTTGATGGCCGCGAATGCGTTGCCGTACAGCAGCACCTGCATCGTCATCGCGCGGCGCAGCTCGAACGCGCTCATGTACGGGCTCGGCGAGCGGAGCAGCGAATCGGCTCCGCCGTTCGTCACCTCGACCTCGATGCGCGCCACGTCGTTGGCGATCAGCGTCACGGCGCGGTACACGGGCGTGTAGCGCAGCGCGTTGGTCGGGCCGACGAATGGGATCGTGCCACCGCCTTGGTCGAGGATGGTGCTCGACCACGGGCCGACGAACAGGCGCTGGAGCATCTGTCGGATCACGCGCGAACTGTTGCGATCCGCCGCGATTCCGTCCGCTTCCAAATGCAAAATCCGCGAAATTGTGTCATTCGGTCTCGTAGCAGGACGCGCGCTTTCCGCCCCAGCAGTGGATGGCGATGACTGCGGAGACGAGCGGATCAATGATGCAGTTCTTGCGGCTCTTCACCGGGCGGATGTTGCCGTTGCGATCCTGCTGCGCCATCGCCTCGGAGCACGCGCGGCGCATGATTGGATCGTCGCCGATCACCAGTTTGCCGCCCGCCCAGAGGTTCTGGAACAGCTGACAGCCGGGGCCGAACGTCCCGATGCCCATGCGGTAGGCCGTCATCGGGATGCCGTCGGCCTCGCAGACTTCGACAAGGTACTTGCTGCCCCATGAGTCGTAGCCCACGGCGCGCAGGTCGTATTCATCGCGCAGGCGGTTCAGCGTCGCGCGCACCGACTCGTAGTCGATCTCGCGGCCCGGCGTCAGGGTGATGCGGCGCTCGGCGGCCCAAGTTCGCACGGGCATTCGGTAATCCAGTTCGCGCTGGGCCACGTCCGCCGCCGGCCACCAGTAGTGGCCTCTCAGCGCCACGCGGCCATCCTCCAGCGGGACGGCGAGCATAAGCGCCGTCATGTCGAGCGACTTCGACAGGTCGAGGCCGATCCACGCGGGCTTGCCGCGCAGCTGGTCGAGGTCTGGCGTCTCGTTGCCCGGCCACAGCTGCATATCGAGCCAGCCGCCGGTGTTCTCGTCCGTGCGCGCGCAGTGGTAGCGCAGGAACTCCGAGCGCCCGAGCGGGCTCCGTTTCATCGTGTTCCACGAACGGCGCAGGCTGACGCGGTCAGGCTGACCGTGCTGCATCGCGGGATTGGCCTTCGGCCACGCGGCCTCATCGTCTGGCGTGTCGGCGGGGTCGATGCCGTACAGCGCCGCAAACACCGAGTCATCCTCGATCTCGTTGCGCAGGATGCTCTCGGCGTTCGCCACCATCTCGCCGTAGATGTTCTCGGGGTTCGCACCTGGCGTCGTGATGATCAGGCCGAGCGACTCCTTGCGCTTGCTGCCGGTCGTGAGGAGTTTGGTCAGGAACCTGCCCTTGAACTCGGCGGCCTCGTCGGCGATCCAGAACGAGGGATTCAGGCCGTCCAGTGCGCGCTCCAGCGCCGGCAGGCCCGTCATCAGGCAATCCTCGGCCTTGCGCTCAATGCGATCCCAGAGCACCGTCACGTCGGGCCGCGCCTGACGGCGGATCATCGTGCGGGCGGTGTCGAGGCAGATCGCGGCCTGCTCCTCGTTGTTGGCCACGACATGGACGCGCCGACCGTCGCCGAGCAGCAGATCCCACAGCGCGAGGCCCGCCGCGAGCGTGGTCTTGCCGTTGCCGCGGGCGACTTGCAGGATCGCGAGTTTCGTGCGCCGCCGACCGTCCTCGACGTAGCGCCAGCCCCACAGATTGGCGATCACCCACAATTGCCACGGGTGCAGCTCGAACGTCTTGCCCGAGTCATCGCCGACAAGCGTCAGCCGGCTGAAGTGCTCCGCGATCTGGCCCACCTCGTCCCAGCGCATGACGATGTCGGTGCGCTGCATATCCAAACGCCATCGGCGCAT